AGAATTAGTTCTTACAACACCCCCTGGTCTTGAAGTTAGTAGGTCATCTAAATTGACCATACCATCCATAATCGCAACTCTATTATTATTTGTTAGATACATATTATCCAACAATTGTCTCAACACAGTAGATTTAATTAATTGAACATCCTCTACTAATTCAGATACGGATCGACCATAAAATCTATGTGGCATTGGGATTGGCGTAAGTGAGCAAAATGGAATGTTATCACAAGCCATATTCTCAAGTATTGTATATCCACCACTACCAGCAACTGTTACTTTTCTTAATTCATTAATACCATCGCCATCCATATCGACTTTTATATAGCACTCATATAACTCCACTTCTTGTGAAGTTTCGTCAGGCGCATTTTCGAATGGGCTTTCATCAATATCACTAAATCTTGTTAGTCTTTCATCATTTAAAATAATATTATTTGATGTTGGAAGACTCTCAACTATTTCTCTATCAAAACCCATTTCTAATAGATCGCTTCTAGTTTTTAAAACTCTATGCGCTACAAAATTTGCATCTTCAATAGACTTAGCTGTTTTTTGAATTAAAAATTCCTCAGGTGGTACGTTTTCTATTTTTACTTTTCCACCTTTTGATGTTCTTTTAATAATACAATTATGTAACATAGGAGTAGGAATATCACCTACTTCTTGTCCTTGCATTTCTGCTAATTGTTTCATTTGCTCAAGTTGTTCTTTTGCTTTTACATCTTCAAAAGTTTCTTCTTCAACAACTTCAACATCTTCATCGTCAATCAATAAAGCGTATTCTTGATCGGTTAAATTTTCATAAGTTTCTTGCTCAACACTTTTAGACTCATCCCAAAATACTTTTACAATTCCATTTTTTTCTAACAAAGCATCTTTAAACCATGTGTATAAAACACTAAAACCATTATTATCTTTGTTAAAAATATAATTAATATAATTAGTAGCTTGATCTGCTATACCAACATCTTCACTTTTAGTTGGCTCACATCTAACCACTTGATCACTAGCTGTGAATATTCTTAACAAGTTAGGTAAGATTGTTTCAACGGTGTCGGCTACGTCTGTTGAGACTACTTGTGATCGACCATCAATCTCTGTGCCTAACTTTTCACCCATGTAATACTCTAAAGATTTCTTTCTTTGAGAAGTTAAATTACTTCCCATAAATCCTATTGAGTTATTAATCTCTGAGTTAATAATTGATCTTAATTCTATATCTGTAACTTTATCTGCCATATTAAACTATATAATTCGTATTGATTGGAACTTCTTCTTTCCAATTGCTAATTTCTACCCCTTGACCTACTACACCAGTTCTAAAGGCGTCAGCGCAGTGTGATGCAAAATTATGCAGGGGTTTATTTCTAAAGCATTGGTTTTTATCATCCCATCTTTTTTGATAAGCTTTTAAATACTCAATACCTAACTTGCATTTCTCTTTGTCAAACCAACAATTAGTTAATGCTTTTCTTGTTGCCTCAATACCATCTTCAATAGATAATTTAGGTGCTACTTCAAACGCTATTCCTAACTCCAAAGCACTTTCTAATCTTGACTTACCCATGTTACCTAGTTCTCTCACCTTGATGTCAAAGGGTGCTATGTGTGTTGAATAATCGTAATTCTTTGAATCTAAAATATCTTTATAATGATCAAGGCCAAAACCACTATTTTCATAGTAATCAATTAATCTTGTTTCACCTTTATACTTTTGCGCAAACCATATACAAGTTTGATCATTCATTCCTAAGTCCCAGTACGTTTCAACATCTAAGTTGTCATCGTACTCAACATTGGTGATCCTACCTTGCTTACTTAATTCTTCTATAATTGCTCCATAATAAGAGCCTGTAATCGCAGCGTTGAAGCTACATTCAAATTCTTGTGAATAAAGATCGGATGACATTACGTCAGCTGCGGCCTTTAATTCTTCTTCGTCTAGTATCTTTGTTTGACTAGCTTTAAATACACAGGCGTACCAATCTTTGTTTTCTAAAGCATTTTCATATAGTTCACAAAAATAGTTACGACCTTTTGGCGTACCGATAAACACACACCAACCTTTACGATCAGCTAACGCAGGTCTAATAATCTCTGGGAATATAGTAGGCTTAATAGATTGTGTTTCATCGAATACACATCCATCAAGAAATATACCCCTGAGTGCTTGATCATTCTCTGCGCCCAAAATTGTGATCCTTGAGCCATTTGGCAAATCACATCTAAGTTCGCTTTCGTTAAATTTTGTACCAGGGATTTTCCCTGCGTATGTTTTTATATAGTCCCATGCTGTGCTTTTACCTTGCTTGAAAGTCGGAGATAGGAAAGCATATCTTGAGTTTGGCAAAGGATTCATCAATGCACTACGCAACATATGATTAATCATCATTACAGTTTTCCCAGCTCTACGATGTAGGACTAAGACGTTAAAACGGTGCTTATCAATTTTTTTGTGCAAAAAATTTTGCAATTCTCTTGGCTTGTATGGAATAACAATGTTTGGCATTTTTAAAACAAAACCCCCCTAATGTACTGTGACTCCTTGAGGAACATTTAATAATTGTTCTATGCCAAAATCTTCCATGATGTGCGATGAGAAGTATCTACATTCGGATAGGTCATTGAAGCCACCAAAGTGAACAACAACTGAGTTACTACTTTCCATAATATATATTACGGCTGAGTAACCTTGCTTATCATCCTCAAAGTCCATCATTGAAATTCCTATTCTTCTTCTAGTAATTTTTTAAAGATTGAAAATTCTTTATCTGACATAACACCTTTTGTATTTCCTGGCATTACAGTATTATTTTGTTTAGAAGAATTAATTTTTTTTAAAGCTTTTTGAAAAGCTGTTTCTTCTTCTTTTTTGTTCATAGATGCGAAATTTCTTTCTAAAAATTTACTTGCCATAATCTTTTCCTTTATCTAGTTGTGTGTAACTTCCATTTAAATTTTAACACTAGGCCAAATAGATTCAGGTGCAGGGTCGGTTAAAAACCCCCCCAAACCTCACATTTTAAACGTCTAGTGAATTGTGATCACTTGACTCTCTTATCTTGGCCTTTGTTTATTTACTTTTTTTAAATACTTATAAAAAACTTATAAACCTTTTATAGTTTAGAATAATTTTAAAGAACAAACCATAAACATTTACAATTATAACTATCATTGTGCTAGGTTTGTGCAATCTTCGGATTAAATTACCATTTATTCATATATATCAATACTTTTCTATTTATCCCACTTAACAACTAAAGGAGTATTCTTATCGAAATTCATAGATAATGAGTCCTTTTTTTGATAAATCTTCGGTGATAATCGTTCACTTTTCCACTTAGCAAGATCAACAAATGCCTTTACTAAGTGAGTTTGACCTAAATCTGTCTTTTCTTTTAATCTACTATTTGCAATAGATTCATTAATTAAATCTTGAGCATCCGAAAGACAAAATTCAATTCCGTCTTGTTTAGCTTGTGCATATTCATTTCTAAGTTTATCATCTTTATTTAACCATGATCTAAAAGTCTCCCAACAAGGTCGATTTTCTTTCTTATTTTGTGGAGATAAGCATGATCTAATTGAATTGCCGATAGCTAATTCTTCCATGATTTCTTTTATTAATTCTCTACTATATTTAGTCTTATTTGCCATATCTTTTAATTTTGTTGTGATTCGCTTTCTCTGGTCCTTTAAATAGCCCTATTATATGAGAGAGAGAGAAAAAGAGTAATAAAAATAGGGCTAATTAACCTAAACACTAGATAGAGCTAAAAATGAATAATTACTTCTATATCTAGTATATACCAATAACTCCTTTAAAATTGATAACTTGTCAAATAATAATGTAAGCAATTGACTCTAATATAGAATCACTATAATAATGTTATAACTTAAATATAACAATATGAGAGGAAACCATGAACACAACACAACAAGAGACAAGACCAATAGAAAATAAAAAAACAATAGATGATTTTATCAAAGAAAATAAAATTTCTATTCATTGTGAATATAGCGATTCAAATCCAAGTATGGAGAGACAAGACATGAATCATTATAAAGTTACACTAAAAAGAAAATATAAACTTCAAGGTAATCATTTAGATTCTAGATATGGTCATAAACAAATGACTCTATTTTTTAGTCAAGGTTATGGCATAGATGGAGAGCCTAAATACTCAAGTGTTTTAAATTGTATTAAAAGCGATTATCAAGTTGCAATTGATGGATTTGATGATTTTTGTTCTAATTGTGGTTATGACAATGACTCAATTAAAGCTAAAAAAACATTTGATGCTTGTGTAAGACAAGGCAAGAAACTTGAAAAGTTTTTAAGTGATGATCATGAGGCTAATGCTTTCACAATGGGTACTTTTAAATTTAATAAACTTTTAGAATGTGAGAGTCTTTAATGGCTAAAGCTAAAAACTTTAATACTTATAAATTATTCTCTAAAACTTACAATGAAAGGCCTATGTACTCTTTTGTAGGTTTTGGGGAATTGGCATTGATGCCTAAAGTTAAGAAACCAATAAGACAAGTTTCTAATTTGTATCAATTCCCAATTAAATCTTATTACAACCAAAAGAGGAAAGCATGAACAAATCTTATAGAAAAAAACTAACTAATGACATTGGAATTGTCTTTAATGTTACATTAACCAAAGAAAAAAATGCCAAATATATCACCTTTTATGATTCAAGGTTTATAGAGGGATTCACCAAATTAGGCCAACCTATAACGAAATATTATATGAAAACGATAATTCAAGATCGTTTTGGGTCATGTTCTAAGCTTGGTTTGGATTTATATGGTGGAGTCGATGATTGGTATGTTGACGCTAAAAGTATGACCAAGCTTATTAATTGGATCGAAAAAACTAAACACAAATTAAACTAAATAGGAGAAATAACATGAGTTATGATTTATTAGATAAAAATGGAGTTTGGAGAGGATCATTAAAACAATATTATGATTTTGCCAAAGATATTATTGAGGATGCCTTAAACAATGAAGATGATGAGCAATTTGAGGAGGCCAATATTATTAGTTTTAGAGATAAAGTAATTAATTTTTTATTAACTAATAATGATGTTGACCAAAAGAAGCTTGAAGATTGTATAAGTGATTATTGCACTCAATTAGAAGACCTTTTGGAAAATAAACAAAATAAATTAGGCCTATTAATTAAAATTAACTAAGGTATTTTTTAAGGTCTTTGTTAGCTAGGTCGCATACTTCGACTAGCG